CACGACTATTCCGATTTCCAACATGAAGCGCAAGAACCTTCAAGCAGTTGGTAAAGTGTGGAAGGCTCTTCGAACCTCTGATGATCTTGAGGAACAAAGATGTGCTCGATACTTTCAGCGCACTGAGACTAATTGGGAATGGGACCTTGAAAACGAAATTGATGATTCCCCTAAGAACAACAAATACGGGAAATACATCTCCTATTCTCAGAATGGAATCATTCGACGAATGCGTAACCGACGTAAGCGTCTTGCCCAGCAAAATCGACGTCGACTTACCGCTCCTCAACGACGTGAAGAACGAGAACTTCTTCAAGAGTACTGTAAAGAACGCAGAACTTTCTTGAAGGGATATTATCTTGGAATGGAACACACCGACCGTTGGCTTCCCGCTGCGGACATTTATTGCTCCCGCGGTGAATGCCCTCGTATCCGTCGATGCTATCAAATCTGGTGCAATTCTTGTATCAGACATTGTGTGTGTCGTCCTGGATATGCTGGACCGCGTCCCAAAGTTCACCAAGAACCTAAACTCTTTGGTGAAGCTCAAGGATTGCTCGACTTCATGAAGGACATCAATCTCAAATTTAACATCAATCACACCGCTGATAACACAATGAAGATGGACCACATCATCAATGTAGATAACATAACATCTGCAATCAGGTCCCTCTTTCCGAATGTGAACCCTCACACGTGGAAAAACCACATTGCAGCTGTGGTGTTGTTGTTAACAGGTCTTTGGCAAAACCGAGATTCTCTTCAAAATTGCCTTACCCATGTTCTCTCATATCTCAACTTTCTCAACCTTAAGTGTGAAACCCTTTCAAAGGCTCGCGCCTATATTGTGAGTTTCTTCTGTCAGGAAAAGAAAGATCCCCTTTTTAGAATGGAGGATATGCCGGATGGAATCCCACGTATACACGTTAAAGCTCAAGCTGCACCTGAAATTGCAGCTAACATGTACGCGACAATTGCTATGTGGGTATCAGGTATTGGAACTCTTGCAGCCATTCTGGTTGCTCTTACTTTCACCGCCTGTATGCCATCCGGAAAGAACTTCACTGAGTTTATACTCAGATTTTCTCGAATGGGACAGTGCATAACAACCGCTGAAAAACTCGCTTCTTATGGCAAAGAATATTCTGAGTCATGGTATGATTGGGTCCTTGTTAATGTCTTTAATATGCCTCCTACTAAGGTAGATGAATGGGGCAACATTGAGGAATGGTGTAATGAGGTCCGCGAAATTGCCACAACCGAATTCGAAAGTCGTATCAAAGAGGATCGTCATCTTAAGACCAAGATTGACACTCTTCTTAAGCGAGGTCATCAAATTACTAAGATACTTGACCAACTCAAAATTCCAACGACCCAGCGAATGCATGTATCACAACTTATGCTAACTCTCATTAAGTTTCGAGAGATCGCAAGTGGAAGTGTTGCTGGCCAGATGAAAAACCGTGTTTCACCCATCATTATTTGGTTGTGCGGCCCTTCAGGAGTTGGAAAATCTTCCATCCTTCCACTCTTGTTGACTGAACTTCTTGCCAGTTCTGGTGCCTTAACAAAGGCAGACCTGGCGGAAAAAGTTTACTACAAGGCCCCATCTCAAGATGATCGGTGGGACGGATTCGGAAACGCAACTCTTGGAGTTGTCGTTGATGATGCTTTTTCACTTAAGGACTCTCAGACGAATCCGAATCCAGAATTCTACTCAACAATCCGAATGGGTAATACTGCTAGTTGGCAGTTGCCAATGGCCCATCTTATGGATAAAGGAACGACCTTCTTCCAGGCCAAGTTTGTCATCTGGACTACCAATCGGGAAGAGTTTGTTGCCGAATCTCTCACTAATCCGGACGCTGTTTGGAATCGAGTCACTCTCAAGTTTAAACAGCTCCCTCGTCCTGAATACGCTGTAATATCTAGCGTTGATCCTAGTGAATTGACCCTTGATAAAGCTAAGGTGGCAGC